TGCTTGGAGCACAGCAGTTGTATTTGATTCCTCAAATGTTAGAGGTTCCAGAGTAGCAAATCTATCATTAGTCAAATATACGACATTGATCTGACTATTACCAGAATCAATAGAAACTACCTTTGCAATTGCCTTACTAGTTGTTCCAAAAATATTTTCACCAATAATAGCACTCGTAAACACATCATCAGTTGATGTGAATGTCAGTTTATCTAGAATCGGAGCATTTTTGTCTAGGGATTCGTAGATAGCAACAACATCAATGGCATCTGGTTCATGCAGAGAAATATCCCTATCTTGAACTCTCAAACCATACAGTTCGCTATGGTTCAGACCATCATTTACGCTAGTTGCGGGGTCACTACCAGATCTCTTATTAGTAGATCTTGTGACAGCAACTTGTTGACAACGCTTGTATTCTTTTACCTTGTTCTTGATATTTGCCTTAGAAACAGTAACATTTACTTTCATGCCTGTTTGAGAGGCATTCAAACCAGTGATTGTTAATTGACTGGGAGTTACTGTTACTTGGTTGTCTTCAATAATTCCAATGGTTCCATCAGAATATTGAACCTGATATCTCTCTTCGTCAAATGCAGCAAAAGATACATCATCAAGATTGACAGAAGAAATAGGAATAACTAACTGACCAAGAGCGTTGGTTGACTCGTTAGTTACTTGTGCAGAAAGGAATAAAGTTGATCCAGTAAAATCAACATTGGATACATTCAGATCAGGAAGGACTGTGATCAGTGAAGCATTTTCTGTAGAAGTATCTTGAGTTCCAAGCGTAATTGGACCACTATATGCTGTAACCGCACCATCAAATAAGTTTGTTACTGTTGACATTGCACCAACAGTCATAGACTGAAGGTCATCAGCAATAGAAGTTACGACATTCTGTACCCGAGTTTCTACATTATTAATACTTCTTGTATAGCGAATGACATCGCCAGGTTTGAATCTTTGGAAACTATCGATTCTAGGAGCTGTTACTGTAGCACCAGCACCAGATACAGCAATATTTACAGTTCCATTACCAAGTCTCGGTGGAATTCTGTCGTTTAGTTTTTTGTTTGCAGTGAAACTATCGCCACTTTGCCCAAACGAGAATACATCATTAATACCATAGGGAGTAACCTCTTCAATGGTTCTAGAAATATCTTCTGCACCATTAATCAGAATCTTTTCACCAGGACGGAAGTTTCCTGAAGTTTGTGTGACTGAGATAGTGCTAGATCCAGCACCTGCAGAAACAGCAAATGCATTAGCACCACTTTCCTTACCTACAATGTAAGCAGATTCGATGAGTTCAGTAGAACTTACATTGTCGTTTAATTTAAGAGTGGTATAAGTCTGAACATCATACAGATAGAGGTCAAACTCCGTTGTAGCATCCTTGTATACTCTATCTCTTAGTCCAAAGTTATAAACCTTGGCATCACCAATTTTAGTGCTAGTACCAAATGTTTGTGCTGTGCCTGTAGTGTGCGGACCATTAAACAGATCAATTCTGTTTGTCAGGGTTGTAATGCCCGAGACATTATTGACGACAAACTTGTTTCCCATCTCAAATGGGAATGCTTTATCTTTTACCTCTTGAGTTTCTCTTGGTTTGATGAAGTCAAGTGTGGTAGGACCATCAGTTGTTACATCATATCCATGAATATATGCTTTACCTGCACTAATCTTCAGACATGCAAGATCCTCGCTAGGTTCATTCCCATCAAAAGTAATTTGATCAGAATAGTACTCGCCATTATTACCCTGCCTGTCATTCAGGCACTCGGTTACATTTACTAAGAACTTGTTGACGGTATAGTCACCAGATTCATCAAAAGTTCTCTTGGCAAAATAATCTCTAATTTTAGAATATTCAGTTTCTTTCTTAATAGTAAGGACTTCGCCATTACTAATACGCATGACTTCTACGAAGTCAGTGTCATCAAATTCTTCTACAGGTTTCTTATCAAGAACCAGAGAGATCTGAAGTCTGTCAGCGCCAGGAGCAGCAAAATTACTAAAACCTTTTGCGTTATCATAGAGAGAGTTGTCGGCTTTTGCAGAGATAGTGCTCTCAACAACTCTAAGACCAACTCTATAAGATGGTTGCGAGTTGTACTGATCCAGAATAATAGTTTGCTTCAGGACCTTTACAAAATTACCCCTAATAAAATAAACTCCATCATCAACAGAAGCAGCAGAACCAATACTGCAGGAGTTTAAATCAATAGTAGAAGCAAAAGTGCCCCCAGAATTAACAGTTGTACCGCCATATGTAAAAGAATCATCTGCGATTAGAACTTCGCTATCGTCAAAGAAGTTAAAATCGCCAGTATTGGCAGAGTTGATATACTTTACAAAGAAAGTGTCATAGTCGTTATCAGATTCAGATGCGCTAATGTAATTAATTACCTTAGCAGTCGTACCTGTAGTTTGACCTCGGATTTGCTTACCAATCAGTTTGTCAGCATAAACGCCAACATCAACACCCAAGTGAGTTGGATTGACTTGAACAGCGTAGTACTGTCCATCAAATGTTACAGATCCAGGGATGACAATAGATCCCTCTTTGAAGATGTGACTACCAAAAGTCTCTACCTGATTTTGCAGGATAGATTGTAGGGTAGAAAGTTCTCTAGCCTGTACAGGAAATCCTGGTTTAAACAGGACGCGATGATACCCCTTATCCGAATCAAAATCGTCGTAATAAGGGCTGACATTTAGGTTAGTCTGTTGTGGCATCTTCTTAGAATTCTAAAACGATTTTGATGTCTTCTTTTTGACGCTCATTCCTTGTAATAGAAGGTCTATTGTCAAGGTAGATAATCTCACCAGTCCTTTTATTTATTTCGGGACCAGCAAGTCCATTTGTAAACTGTACACCTAGGTCAACGACTTTACCCGCAGGTGTCGTAGTAGAGATGCCAGAGAAACCAGAGTCAATATTGACGCTAAAACCACTAGGTCCAGTTACGGCATTACCAGCAGAATCAAACTCGATGAGTTTGGCGTCTCCCCCTACACCGATACTATCAGTGGCATCATAGAAAACGGGGTTTAAGTAGAGGTTTCTATCTTGGAAATATTTTACGACTCTGGTGCTAATATCATAAGATGCAACATAACCCTTTGCTGTTCCAACACCAGTGATATTTTGTTCAATCTTACTACCAATGGCAAGAGACTGACTTGTGTCTCCAGAGAATTTAATAGACTTAGTAGCAGAAAATTCAGATGTATTCAAAACTGCAGTAGATCCTGCACCAGCAGTGATTGGGTTCTTAAGAACACCAATTTGAGCAAATGTAGTGTCAGAAATAAAGTCGTAAGAAGAACTATCAAATCTAGAATAAATTAGAACTTTATCTGTTCCGAGTTCTTTATAGAGATCGAAACCATGACCTCTCGATGGTGGAATAATTGGAGTTAGTTTTGCAAACTTGGTAGCAGCACCATTAATAGAAGAAAGATCAACTCTACCAAAACTATAACCCTGACCACCAGCAGTTACAGTTGCAGAAATAATCTGTCCATTTGTATTAGTTTGGATCTGTACCTTTCCACCTACACCGTCACCAAGAATATCAACCTCCACAGGACTAGAGAGGAATGAATATCCTTCTCCTTGTTCATCAATAGAGACGACTTTAATTTGGTTGTTATTTACTGTAGAATCGCCATTATCTCTAACAACCTTAATTTCATTATCAGTCGATGTTCCCCACGAGTTGGGGACTGCTACATATTCGGTTGAGTCGAATTTGACGATATCAGCGGGAGGAACAGTAAAGAGGTATTTCCATAGATAACCGTCACCACTCGTCCCAGCAGCGGATGGTTCCAGATCAGTAAATTGTGGTTCATCGAGAGATGCGTTTGCTGTCGATGTAATACCAGCAGAACCGTTATTGATGCAGATGTAGACTCTGAAGTCTGAATTCATCACATAGTAGTTTGCTGAATACAATCTACTAGAGTTTGATACCAAAGATCTATTGTTGGTATCATAATCTTGACGGTACATATCATAAGATGTACCCTTAGTCCACTGAACTTTACGAATCAGTCTCCTAACATCACCAGGCAATACTTTCCGCCCGAAAAGCATCGTGTCATATACATGATTGATATAAGTGATATTATCAATCGGAGATGGTGGTTGAACCGTGGTACTATTCCAGGTACTAGTTCGTCCGTAACCCGTGATAGTCGGGTTAGCGAGACTCAAAAAAGTGAAGTACGAATTAGTACCGTCAATTACAGAGTCAACAAAATTATTTGCATTAATAACCCTAAATTGGTCGGTGATAATGGCTGCCATTATTATGAACGGGCGGAGGGTCTAACTTTTTTGTATTTATAACAGCTTCGGAAGACCCCCAGTACCTCTGAGACCAACGCCACGCCTTTGGACAATTGGATAGTTGTCCAATTCGGGGTTAAAGTCGAGACCCTTGAGATTTGCATATACTGGATTTGCAGCATCTCTAGTAAGTCCATTAAACTTACCCCAAGTGAAGTGAGCGTAAGGCAGAGCAGTGGAACCAACACCAACGAAATCACTTACATCTGTGTAAGATGCAATATTTGCAGTGATGATGCCAAGACGACTTCCCGTTCCAGGGACAAAAGAGATACCATGAACATAGTAAATGTTATCTCCGTTATAGG